TTTGACTTGACATTGGCCTCAAACGTGCCGATGTCCTGCGTTCCGGTGGTCTGAGCAAACTGCTGCATGGTGTTCAAGTACTGGGCGCGATCCCGTGATTCAGCCTCCGCTTGCTGCCCAAGCAACTCGGCATCCAGCGTTCCCAAGGCACGGGCCTGCTGACCCGCCAGATCGCCGTACCGTCCCCCACCAATCGTGGACGCACTCAACCCACGCGCAGCCAACTCCTCTTCCAGCTTGGAGCGTTCTGCGCCGTACTGTGCCGTGAGTTCAGCCGAGCGGGCGGCACGGGTGGCATCAAACGCTTGTCGTTGCGCGTCGTTGCCACCGGCCAGCTTACCCAACTGCTCTTCCAACTGCTTCCGCAACGCCATCGCTTGCGGGCTACCCGTGTAGCCGCCCGCCGAGGATGCAGCGCCCGCACTCAGCGTTGCGCCGAGGGCGTTCAAGGTGTTGTAGTTTGGCAGCGAAGGCAGTGCCCCCGTGCTTTGCACCTGATAAGTCACGCCGGTCGGCACATAACTCCCAGCGCCGGGAGCAATGCCACTCGGGATACCTGTGGCTGCACCAGCGCCAGTGCCGGTGCCAGCGCTCGTGCCCGTGCCTGTGGATGAATAGGTGTTGGTCGAGGAGGCGTTGTTGGTCGCAACGTTACTCCCGCCCGGATCAGCCAAACGCTCAAGCTCTCTCAGCATTTTTAGCTGGGAAAGCTCCCGTGGAGTGGCTTCAGCGTTTGGTGACCCCTGTGGCCGAATCCCTAGCCGTTCAAGCTCTGTGTTGATGTCAAAAAAGTTTCCTTGGTCTTCCCCAGCAATCGCGTCCCATCTTTTCGTAAAGGGGTTGTACTGAAACCCAGAGGCTTCCCTAGAGGGGGCTTCTTCTTCGGCCTTTCTCCGCTCTTCTGGCGTCAGCGCGGCATATGCTTCGTTGTATCGACGCACATAATCGCGTGTCGCAATATCCTCATCGCTAAACTCTGCCCCTTCAAGCCCACCATATTGGCTGAGAAGTTTCCAGTTGCCTTGGTTCCGTGCAAGAGTTAGCTGGTTGCCCGGTTTGTCATACAGTGCTCTCCCGCCATAAATTTCCGATTCAGGAGTTCCTCGGGCAATCAATTCATCGAATGAAAGGCGACGAAGCTTGGGGCCACCTTCAGAGGCTGGGACATAGACGTAGTTATATGGGATTTCCTTGACGTTATTCTCGGTCATCCATTGGCGTTGCTCTCCCAAATCTGCTAAAGTTTGCTGCGAGGAATACCGCATCGGGTCAGTGCTGCTATACCGATTCGCAAAGGTTTGCAGTTGAGCAACGCTCATCCCCGAGGTTGCTGCAAGAGATGCCCACTGTTCCGGCGTTGACGGAGTGCCGTTCGTCCGAAGAAAATCGTCAAGTCCAGATTGGCTAAGTCCGCCCCCTCTTCCGCCGTTTGCGGCGGCAATCTCTGGCGGGGTCAACCCGCTATAGCCGCGAATACGAGGGTCTGTGTCTCCCCCTTCGTAGCTCCATGTCCCACCACGCTTCGTCCACACCATCCCGTTCGCTGCCGTAAACGTCGATCCGTTCGGCGCGTCAGGAGGCGGGGTGGTGCCTGCCCTGAAGGTCGGCGCGTTGGGCACAGGCGTCTCTACCACATCTGGTCCCGCTGGTGGCCGACTAGCAGCAGGCGGCGTAGCAGAAGCGGCTGGCGGTGCTGCCACTGGCGCAACAGCAGGCGCAGCCACAGGAGCAGCAGCAGGAGTGGGAGCAGCAGCAGCAGCAGGAGCAGCAGCAGGAGCAGGGCTGGCTTGCGGAGAAGGAAGAGGCACCACTGGCTCTTTCAACTGCTCTTGCAGCGTCGTCAGCATTGGCGGGGGAGCCGCGTCTTGCGCTGGGGGCGGCGCTGGACGAGCGATCCCGTTCTTCTGCATATCAGCAAAGTTCATCGTCGAGCCGGGGGCGATGCCTTGCTCGCCCTGTCCCGCTGGCTGCTGCGTCTTCTTGGGCTTCTCTGCAACGCCAAACAACTCTTTCCCTGGCGTTGGCAACGACCCAAAGGCCGTGTTAAACGTCGCCATTAGGCCATCCCCGTAAACATGGCGCGGAACGCCGCTCGCTGGGCCATCAGGTCTTCCTCTCTCCGCTTACGATCCGCTTCCTGTGCCGCGTCAAGGCCGTAGGTCTTGTCAAACTCACTCTTCCGCTGACCCATCGTCGCATCAAACTGGCGCGTTCTTTCTGCCATCTCCGCGTCTGCTTGCTGCTGGTCAAGGTTGCCCTGACGGATGCCCATAACCCCCTTGCCAATGCCAGACAAGAGCGTCTTGTTCTGCTCGATCATGCCTTCCTTACCGAATAAGCGACCAAGATCGGCAAGGCGAGAAGAACCGCGAGAAGGAGTTGCGCCTACCAGATCAGTAGGCATAAGCGGCGGCATCCCGGCGGGCATTGGCGTTATGTACTTGCTGCCAATGTCAGCAACATCGGCAAAGTCCGTCGAGGCGTTCAGCATACCAACGGGAGATTTTGAGGCAGCACCCGCCGCCTGTGCCCCAGATGCAGCCTTCCCGCCTCCCGTGAACAACCCACTCAACTTATTGCCAGCACTCTGCAAGCTGCCGACTTTCCCAATCCCTGCCATCTTGCCAAGAGACTGGCCCGCGCTACCCGCCGCGTATCCGCTCAGTCCACCCTTGGCTGCGCCCATGACATCTAGGCCAATCCCTCGCTTGCCTTCACGGTCCAACCCACCAAACGCTGCGCCAACGGCTGCGCCAAGGGCAGGGGTGCCAAGCATCCCCGCAAGGCCCGCCGCCACCGGCTTAATGATCTTTTTGTTGCGGTCGTAGAACCCCGCGATCCCACCACGCTTCCGTGCCATATCTCCGCTCCGTTGTAAAAGACGCTTGCTTACAGGACGCGACTCCACGCCCCACTGGTGTAGATGTACATGAACAGCGTGTCGGTCCCGACATACACGCTGCCCTCAGTCGCGGAAACCGGACGATTGGCGAGGGTGCCAGACTGCACATGGATGGACGTATCCGCATCATGCGCGTTCAGGGCCGTTGCCGTGATGTTGTCGTTTGTCCGCACGATGTTGGCGTCAATCGGACCCGTGCCGTTGACCGGATTCGGGAACGTTAACAACTGGTGTTGTCCAACCGCAGCCATACAACACTCGGACGAAAAGGGTTACTCTGGCACCGGCGGCGAGAACAGCCCCGTTGCCGAGTCGTAGGTGTAGCCGATATCGCACCATTGCCCAGCCAGCGCGATGGCACTGTGCCCGTCTGGTGGCGTCCACGGCGTGGTCCCGTCCCACACGACCAAGTTGTCTACTACGTTATCGTCGCTGTTGACGATGGCCCATCGTTCCATGGTTTGGTTCTCCGTTTACCACACTGTAACGCGGACGCGGCCAGCGGCACCCGCGCCACCAGCCGTGCCGCTCGACGTGCCGTTCCCGCGTGCCCCGCCGCCGCCGGGTGCTGATCCCGCCGCGCCAACGCTCGCGCCGCCGTTGCCGCCGTACACGCTCTGGCCGACGCTGCTGACATTAGAACCCCAACCGCCACCGCCCCCGTACACCGAGCGAGTAAGCTCCGAATTGCCGGATGTGTTGTCAGGAAACGTGCTGGTCCCACCAATCCCGCCGTTAAAAACTCGGTCGTTGAAGCCGGTCTGCTGCATGACCCGACCAAGCAAGGCATACGTCACCGTCGTAGCGGCATTAAGATCAAAGGTGGTGCTCGCGTTTCCTAAGATTCTGCCCCCTAACGCGACCGTGCTGGCGCTCGTAATCGGGCCACCAGCGCCACCATACGCGGTGACGAGCGAGCCGAGCGAGGAATTGCCGCCGCTGCTGCCCGCAATGGCAACCGCCGCGCCCGCCCCCGCGCCGCCAGAGCCTACCGTGACGGTGACTGTGCTTGCTAAGTCCGCTAGTTGAACGAGCCGGAACATGTAGCCCCCGCCACCACCGCCGGAAATGTTGCCCACGGTCGCGTCATTCCCCCCGCCACCGCCAGCCCCCCAACATTCCACGAGCGCCATCGAGCCAGCGGACGGCTTCGTCCACGTTCCGCTGGAGTTAAACGTCTGCACGTCAATCGGCTCTGCTGGAGCAGCCCACGATGTCACGCCAGACCCATTGGTTGTCAGCACTTGATTGGCTGATCCTGCCGTGGTGGGCAGGGTCAACGACCATGTGCCTGCCGTCGCTGCTGGCTGCACGGTGACCGTGCCAGAGGTGGTGCCGTCAAACTCCACAGACCGCACAGACGCTGCGCCGATCACGTCTAGCAGGGCCGTAGGAGACGCCGTTCCAATGCCGACGCGATTATTCGTGCTGTCCACCTTGAGCGTGGTGGTGTCTACGGTCAAGTCAGCGGACAGTACGGTTGCGCCAACAACATCTAACGTGACCGTAGGCGACGCCGTGCCAATCCCTACACGGTTGTTGGTACTGTCCACCTTCAGCGTCGAGGTGTCTACCGTCATGTCGCCGGAAACCGTGACGGTGGTGGTTGCTAGGGTATTGGTGCCAGGGTTCCACGACAACGACCCGTCCGTGTTCAGACTAGACGCTGTTCCGCTAGTGGCGCTAAAAAAGACTGGGTAATATGTCGCTGCGGTGGTGCTTTCCGAGATGCCAATGCTTGCGCCTGCCGAGGTCGTCCACGACAACACCCCAGAGCCATTGGTAGACAGCACCTGTCCTGCCGTCCCGGCGCTGTTGGGGAGCGTTGCGGTCCACGTCCCAGCAATAGCTGCTGCCTGAATACCAACTACGCCAGAGGTTGACCCGTCAAGATTGATGTTCTTAAACGAGGATGACCCGTTAACGTCTCGGGCAACAATCGTGCTGGCCGTTGACGCTGAGGCAGAATCAACACTGACCTGCTCCCACGCTGATCCCGTGTCAAACCACATCCTCACCGATCCCGTATCGGTGGTGACCCACTTGCGTCCAGCAACGCCAGCGACTGGGCGAGATGCGAGGAGTGAGGACTGCACATGGATGCCACTGTCACTATCGTGACTGACGTAGGCGTTCCGAATTGAGTTGTCGTTGGCCTTGACCACGGTCGCATCAAGCGCGTCCCCGTTGCTGGGACTGGTAAACGATGCAAGGCCGTGTTGTCCGACTGTTTCTGCCATTAGCGTCTCCCGAGCGCAAACGTTTCTAACTGAAAGCGGCTAAAAATGGGCGCAGCCGTGCCAGAATCGACAATGGATACGTCGATGTAATACCCCGTGCCGTTCATCTGAATACGATAGTTTCGACTACTTGCCCCGCCCCATACTTTTGTAATGTCCCATGTTCCAAACCCCCAAACGCCTGCGCTTGAAAAGGTTGTTGGCAACATAAAATCCCCAGCATCCGTTTCAGTACTCCACTGAATCTTTGTAGAGTTTGACCCTTTCAACGACGCAGTGATGTAGCCAAAACGAAGGCTCTTTGCCGTGGCTTCATCGCCGCAATACATCCGGTGCATTTGAGCGGTCATGGTGTACACGGTCCCACCTGTGCCGTCTGACAACTGGTTGTCCACAAACACGCCACTGGCATCACACACGGACACATACCCACTGTCATCGCCTTTCAGGACGACAGGAAGCCCGTTGTAATCCAATGACTCAAACAAGCAGGTGGTCGCTGGGGTTGTGTAGCCCCCGTCCCACGGGCCAGACCATGCCTGCAAAATGGTGTTGTACACATACACGCCAAAATCTGGGATGCTAATCCACAGCTCTCGCGTTGCACGGTTGAACACAGACCGGATGTTGGCAAAATCGTCTGACGACAATCCACGAATAGCCGCTAGTGTCGGGTCGGGCGTCTGTACGGTGCCCACGGGCGCAACTTCAGACTCGTTGCAGCGATACAGCCCACGCTCAGACAGGAAGAACGCCAGGTTGCCAATACTTACGACGGACTTGGCGGCGATGGTGCCAACGTCTGAGGTCAACCCTTGGGGCGCAACCGTAATGTCGTCTTGCCCATAGCCGGTCAGTCGCGAGATACCCCGTCGATGAAAGATCAGCAGCGACGTGTTGACCGAGGCCAGCCCAATGACCGTTTCGTCGGAGAACGTGCGGACGATAATCTGCCCGCCGCCAGACGGTCCGTTTGCTAACGTGTTCCCGTTATTGAGCGCGGAGTAGAAGATAGAGTCCGGGAACGATGCATTGCCGCACCCCCACAACCGCTCGTTGTGGACGGCAAGCGTGTTCACGTCCAACGTGCCTGCGATGTTGGTCGTCAACGCTGATCCATTCCATGCGTTGAGCGGCCCACCGTCTGCGATGTAGACGACATCGTTGGTGCCGTCGCGGAATTGGGCAAACGACGGGGCCACCGTGGTAGACAGCGATCCCGTTCGCGATGTCCATGTCCACGGATAGGTGCTGATAAACGATGAGGTATACAGCGTCCCATTGCAGACCGCCATGATCTGCTGGGTGCCTCCGTCCTGTCGCCATGTGTAGCCGTTCAGCACACTGGCGGCGGCAAGCGCAGACGCTGCTGTGCGGCGGGTTCCGCCACGCTTGCTGATTGCGCCGTAATCGGTCAGTCGCGCATTGTCGGCTCGCCGCAACTGGTTTGGCAGGAGGGCCGCATCGTCAGACACGTTGTTTAAGCCGCCATCAAACCGAGGCTGCTGATCGACAACCTTCTCGCGCCCCGGAGCCATCAGCCGCCACCCCACTCATACTTCTGATCGGGATACGCCATCATGGTCGGGTTGATCGTCATGCGGCGAATGTCGTCCAGCAGCGTCTTCCGCTCGTCTTCAGACAGCTTCTTGAGGTTGGCAGCGGCGGCTGCTTCGGTGCCACCCTTGAGCAGCAACTGTGACGCGGCCATCCACACCAAGATCAAATGCGCGTTGTTCGGGTAGTCTACCGTAGAGGTCACATCAGCAAGATCAGAGATAGCCGTGGGCTTGTAGTTCACGCCAACGTACAACGACTGACTCGGGCTGACTGGCAAAATCTGCACGGACTGCCCTGCGATGTAGTACAGTCGCGGGTAGGTTGGCAGATAATTGGTGGTGGTTGCCAGCGGGACATCCTGAAACCGCGTCTGCCCGTACAGAACGTTGCCGTCGCTGACCGACATGATGCGGTAGAAGTTCTGCTGCGAGTCACCAGACCCAGCATCCAGCGTGGTAAACGCAAACTGGCCGTTTACATCGGTCGTCACCTGACGCTGGGCAAAGCGATAGTACGGCGCAGCGTTGAGGATGTTTGACCACTCGCCATCAAAGACACTGTTGAGGACCGTCTTGATAATAGGGTCTTCCCAGCGGGTTGAGCCAACCGCATCCATGTACTCGCGTGTATTCGAGATCAGTTGCTGAAGGGAAACGGCTGCCATCTCTTCTCCTTAGCTGACTTTACGAGGACGGCCACGGCCACGACGGATCGTAGACGGATCGGCGCTGTCCAGCATATCCCCAATAGCTTCTTCCACGGCGGCACTCACCACACCCGTGTTGTAACTCTCCACGGCGTTTGACAGCCGCTGAATGTCGTCCCGAGGGAAGGCACGGACCATCTTGCTTAAGTACGCTGGCGCTTCGTCTACGGAGCAGCCAAGCGGAAGATAGCCGATAATGTCGTAGGCCATGCGAGCATCGTAGCTCTCGTTCTGCACCCACTCCCAGCGACGGTCGTCGGGCTGCCACTCCATGCAGACGCCCCATGTCGGGACACCTGTATCAATCAGCCGCAGCTTCAATCCACCATGCACCGCCCGAAGCCGCCGCTGAATCTCAGGCGACGGCTCGGGGATGCCCGCAGGATTCACCAGAATCACGGGCGATGCCATGTTACTCTTGCACCAGCAGTTCGACCACTACCGTCACATCGTCGGGCTGCACGGTGACAGACCCTACGGTCACCATCGCCACGCGAAGGCTGTCCGCCGTGGTCAGCGTCCGCTGGGCGTCCGTGGTCGTGGTCAGGAACACAAACTGCAACGGCGTGTCAGCCGTCTGGGTGTTGATGTCGAGACCCGCCGTCAGGGCCACCGCTGTGGCACCCGTCATCTTGAACAGCGTGACGACGCAGGACGTAGCCGCTGTCGGGAACGTCCCAGCACACAGGGTCGCCCGATTGACATACGCCTTGGCAGGGAACCCGCCAATGTTGTGATTGTCCGTGCCAGCCGCCAGTGTGCCCGTGTTGAGTCGGCCACTGGTCAGTGGGACAGGCATTGTCCCAAGGCGACCCGGCTTCGGAGCAAAAAAGTTATAGGCCATCTAGTCTCCAAGTTGATCCCAATGGGGGGCAACAGCCGGAGTGCTGTCACCCCCCACCGCGACTAAATGTGGCTGTAGCGAGCCGTGTCGGTGTAGCCGGTGATGCTGCCGTGCGCGTTACGGGCCAAGCAGGCGAGGTTGCCGTACCAGCCGTAGGTCGTCTCGAACGCATCGCGGCCCTGCAACCAACGCCACGGACCCGCACCCTCGAACTCCACGAAGCCCCAGTCCTTCGCATCCACCCACGACAGCGACGGGATGTGCAGGAGGTAGATCGTGCCAGCGGGGACGTAGTAGTCCGTCACGCACGGGATGCCGCAGATTTCGATGGCCTTGTAGCCACCCTTGATCGTGGTGCCAAACTCGCCAGCGGTAAATCTCCGCTGCGCCACCATGCTCTCCATGAGCTTCTTCGCCAGACCGGGGGTGGTCATGAGGAGGAAGTCCTTGGGCTTCACGTTGGCGTCCTTGCCAGAGCGACCGGCAATGCGCTGGATCAAGTCCCAGATGTCCGATTCGGTCGGCTGGGTCGCATCCGGCGTGTCCGTGCCAGCGACAAGACGGGTGGCATCCCAGATGCTGTACGTCGCGTTGCTGATGTTGTGCAGCGAGGCGTAGGCGTTACCACGGTTGGTGATGTTAATCAGACCGTTCATGGCGCTGTTGAACGACGTGTCGTTCGCCGTCGCCTTGACGATCTTGTCCGTCGCCGCCATACCCGCAATGGCCGTGCCCAGCGTCAGCGTGGCGTTGTCGCCGCTGTTCGTGATGGCAGTGATGGCCGAACGACCCAGTACGGCGTTTGACACCGACGTATCCAGCACCGCGATGTAGTCGCCCACGGAGAGGAGGAGGGAACCCTGACCCGCGTTTGCCACACCGTAAGGCGAGGAGACGATGATCTCGGTCGTGCTGGTGACCGTGCCAATCAAGGCCACCACACCGTCAGCCTTGTTGTGCAGCGCCTGCTGCATGAGCAGCATGGAGGCGTCCTTGATTTCTTCCATCGTCTTGCTGGCGATGGTCGTGAAGGCCGCATCCTTGGACTGCGTGCCAACGAACGCCAGACCGTCAACCTGACGGGTGGTGTACGCTCGCACGATACCGACATTGGCCTGCACTTCCGTCGCCGTCGTGTCGGGCGGGAAGTAGCCAGCCGACGAGAAGGTGGCACCAGCCGGACGGCCAGTCACCACGTCGAAGAACACGTTGTTGCCGCCCCACCGCATATTGCGAGGGCCACCAGAGCGGCCTTTCTCCAACTGGGCGAGGAGGGGGGTGACAAGGTTCTGCACCTTCTCACGGAACTGCGAGTACACGTTCTTCAGGAGGCCGGTTAGTTCGGCATCGGTGATCAAAGTGGGGTTAGCCACGGGTTACCTCTTGGAATGAATTAACGGAATGACGACAACGCCGTGCTCAACGCACTGGCAACGGCATCATCAACGGTGTTGCCCGCGTAGGCTTTGGGCTTGCCAGACGGCTTGCCAGCACTGCCAACGGGGAGGGTTTTCTGTCCTACGGCGCGTTTTGCCTTCTGTGACTCAATGCGAGCGCGATCCCGTTCTGCCAACGCCTGCTGTGTCTCCCGCTGGGGAGTTGAGGTGGTTGCGCGAGAGCGGCGACCATGCTGCGCCTGTGCCCAGACGGCCAAATCGTCGAGGATGTACTGTCGGACAGCATCGTAGCGTGACGCCGGGATATACGCCTCTCCGTTGGGAGCGCGTTCGACGTGCGCGTACATCGCCATCTGGAACTTCTCGGCCAGTTCTTCCGCAGGAATGGATGGCAGTGCCTCAGCAATCATGTTGAGGGCTGGCATCACTTCATTCGTGTAGAACGTCTCGCCTTTCTCCGCAATCGCCGACATCTGCTGCTGGACACGAATGTCCTGCACCTGCTGTTCGGCGCGTGTGGCCCTCTGTTCCGGCGAGTTCTGTTCGCCATACGCATCGCGCACGGCCAATAAGAAGTCGTCGTCTAACAACAGCTTTTCGATCTGTGCTTCTCGTTCCGACAGCAAGGCGGCGATTTCTTCGCGCTCTTGTTGGACCTGTTGAGACAGTTGCTCAACCTGCTGGACTTTCTGCTCCCGCTCTTGGTTGTACACGCCCCACTGCGCCAGCTTGACCACCTGATCCAGCCGATCTTGGCGCACCTTGCCGTTGGCCTTGTACTCCACCATCAAGTCGGGGACTTCCACCTCCCCTTCGGCATCACGAAGCGTGAACTCCGTTGCCAGATCGTCCGTCACCGTGCGAACGGCAACGTACCCCTCTGGCATATCTACTGGGCTATCAGCAAACGCTTCACCGTCAGCGTCTTCTGACGCATCACCTTCTGCTGCACCTGGGGCCAGTGTCTCGTCAGCGTCATCCGCCGCCACATTATCCTGTGCCGGTGGGAGGGCGCTTTCAATGGCGCTGGAAATGGCTTCAGCTACGTCCATGCTCGATCCTATTGCTGTCGGGATAAGATGTCAGCTTGCTGTGCGGCCTGCTCTTCCTCTGGAATGCCAGCCAAACTCTGTTGGAGCAGGTTGGTAATCCCAAGAGGCGGGTTGCCACTGGCAAGCGGTAACTGTCCCGGTGAGATATTCGGTACACTGGCTGCGGAAGGTCCGCGTTCTGGGCCAGCGCCAGTCGGAGCGCCCGCTTGCGGCGGTGCCCCTCCCTGCTTCTGCTGCGCTTGATTTGCCAACTCGGTCCACCGCGCCATGGCTGCCGCGATGATCTCTGGTGCCACATCGTCCTGCAACAGCAGTTCCCGCTGCAACACATCTTGGTGGATACTCTCGTCATCCACCCACCGCATCTCTGGCACATCCGTCTGCATCCGAATCGCGTCCGCCACCCGCTTGGCCCGTGACTCCTGATCGTCGTCTGGCGAGGCAATGTTGGTCGCCACGGCAAACATCTGGCGACGACGGTATTCCTTCATGTCGATCACGCCCGTCTGGAGCCAGTTGTCGAGCAGGTACATACGGAACGCCATCGGCATGGGCATCATGCTGGTCGCTTCGACCTTCACATCGCTCTGGCCGTCAAAGTCCGACGCCGACACGGCACGAGCCAGATCGGGACGGCCTTTGCCAATCGCGCCTAGGGAGCGGGGCATATCGTAGCCCCACGCCATGCCTGCCAACGAGATTTTGCCCCAATCCGTGTACGCCATTGCCAACGCACTCACGCACGGGCTGAATACCCGTTCGAGCTGCTCACGGCTGGCAATAATCGCACGGCCTGACTCGCCGGTGACCTGCCCACGGCTCACCGAATTCCAACCCGAGGCGTTCTCAAACGCGGACTTTTCCAGCGCCAACGCTTCTTTGACATCGGGACCGACGCTAAACCCGTTGACCGGCTGGATGCTGTCAGACATCGGACCAGCGCCACGAATTTCGATCATGGAGGTCACGCCACCCATGAACGTTTCGGTGGCAATCGCGTTGGGCCGCGTCAGGAATCGACCACCCGCGTTCACCCGGATGTTCTCGATCCACTTTGACAGCAACGCATTGGTCCGCATCTGGTGGTCTACCCACTGCTCCATGATGGGGCGGGGGTAGTAACTGGGGTCGCTGGAACCGTCGCGGATGGGGACCACGGGAATCACGTTCCACATTAAGGGCGAGGGTCCAAACACGACTTCATCGCCAACGACCACCATCTGCAAGCCTTCGGGCAGCACATCGGGGTGCGGTTCCAGATAGACCGTGAACCGTTCCGTCACATCTTCATCCCGCAGCCGCTGGCCTTCGCCAATCGTCGTCTGCGAGAGCACCCATGCGCCGATTCCTTCACTTCCGCTGTACGTCGGGCCATTGCCGGTGGACATCATCGTATTGGCAGCATCCAGACCCGTAATGCCATACCGATACGCCGCTTCACTCCGCGAGATCACCTCCCGAATAATGACCCAATGCGGTTTCTGAGTGGCAGTGGCGTTAGGCGAGACACGAACCTGCTCCACCCGAAGCGTTTGGCAGCCAATATCACCCATTGGCTTCTTCTGCCCAGCGATGTCGCCCATGCGCTCGTCCCACGGGCCACGATTCGGATTCCAGAATTCGTGCCAGAAGGAAATGCCGTCCGTTTGCGCCCAGAAACTGGCCTCCCTCGCCATGCGCGGCATCTCCTGCTGCTCATACTGGTACTCCAGCGCCATCTGTTGCGCCTGGGCCTTCCGCCGATCCTCTGGGTCTTGCGTCATAGGCGTGACCGAGAACCCCGGCTTCTGGTCCATCATGATCTGGAGCCGCTGATCCAGCGCCTTGTCGATCATGTTGTAGACCACCCGGGCGGCATCACGCGGGCGAGCGGGTTCCCGCCACGGACCCATGCCACTGGCAGAAATCCACTGCTGCCCAGCACGGAACAGGCGATTCCGCTCGACTAAGTGCAAGTGCATCTGCACGGCCTCGCGGCGGCTGTCCCACAGGCCACGGCACCAGGACGCCCACGCGGACGGGTCGATGTCTTCTACGTCGTCGGCGGCGGGGAAGTCAT